GAATTATTTGTATAATCATAAATCTTGCCTTCGTTTGTCTGAGTGTTATAAAACGACTTTACGTCCGGGTGGAAAGAATATAAAATTGGATCTTTGAACTCGAAGGTGGCTTTGCCAGAATCAACAATGGCTGAGCCCGTGTTACGAACAGATGTATTGTATCCATAATATAGCCCATTACTAATGCGACCAGAGTAGTCCAGCATGGTGCTGTCTGAAGAGGCCGTTTGGGTTATGCCCTCATTAAACTTGTAGTATACCCCCAGAGCGGTATTGGCGTCGTCAGTGTTTGTTCCACCGCCGATTGGCTCAATCATCTGTCTGTTTATCTGTAAAGAATTTCTAGCTGTTTTCCAGAATCTAAATTCATCTAACGAACCAGAAAACTTACCCCAGCCGAGAGTAGCATCGTTTTGAGCATTTGGATTAGCAATTGTGCCGGAAGGTCTTGTGGCCAAGGAGCCAATTGTAGCTTTAATATTACCACTTACATAATTAACATTTGCGGCGGCGTCCCCAAAAGCCAAAGTGGTTGCCGATCCCAAAAGGGTATGATTGCATGCGCCATCAATATACAATCTAGCCTCTAAATTGCTTCCAGTGTTTTCGAAAACAAATGCGTAGTGATGCCACTTATCATCAGCAATGGAGGAAGTAGTTATATCCTGACCTATGCTAGCGCTGCTAAATCCGGATGTTCCAGACATATAGGTAATAATAAAAGGCGACGATCCGTCGGCGGCACCAGTCATTTCAATGGTTAAGCGACCGTAATTCACGCTTGAAGACACAAAATCTGTCGTATAGGCGTCGAAGACAACCTCTTTTTTGGTCAAACTAGTTAAGAACTCTTCTTTTTTGAGCCAAAACTCTACAGTATTTCCGTCGACGCCCCCGATCTTAAGGTTGGACTCGCGATTTTTTGCTAAATCATATTTGTTAGCATAGCCACTTGTGTAGTCGCCAGTTTTGTTTTGAACACCTTTTCCTTTAGCTCTTTTAGAGGTATTGGGGCCGCCTTTAATTAAAATGTATTCTTGCGAAGAGGGAGATCCATATCCATCTGCATCGTCAGCGGCAGTTCCCCATCCGTCTGCAGAAAAAATTACATACCCATTTGTTCTAGGATATCCATTGTCAAAGATGTAGAGATCTAAGTAGGAAGAGCTATTTTCCCACTGTATTTTTTCTTTCAGAGAGCCGTCATAAGGATAAGTGTTGTAGATTCGCTTAATAGAATCTTCATAGTACTTTTCGGCGGATCCGAATCTAGCAAAATTTTCAGGCTTTGAAAAATCTACAGGAGGAATAAACCTCTCTTTCTGATCACGATAATCAACTAAATACTCAGAAGATTCGACATCTTGTCCGATCTCGTTTTGAGTTGCATTAGCTAAAAACTTAGTGTTCTTTTTTTCAAATAAATCTTTAATTGACATACTTATTCCACTTTAAACTTAAAACTTTCTTCTTGCTCTGAATATTCGCCATTCAAGTAATAAACAAATTTTATTTCATAAGTGGAGTCTGCCTCTAGCATGGACATATCTAAATCAAAATAACTGCCGCTTTTATCAAAAGACAGTCTAGTGTGATTCAAGGTGCCGGTACCATATGGTATCGCATCGAACCCATCTATGACCCTTTCCACTTTATAATAGGCATCTTCTACAAGATCTATAGGCATTACATTGGAAGCGACTGTGTAAATTGTTGGGCTCCAATCTTTCTTGCGGGTGTATAGCCTAAATCTTGCATTTTTATTTGCTGTTCTATAGGCCGGCTTCATATTAATTATTTTAGATACGTATGTTTGATCCGGATTATAGAACTGTGCAGACCAGCTGCTTGATACATCTTGTGGTGTAATCGTACCTGTAAAGTACTCAGTTGAACTGCTGTGCCATACGTCATAAACTGTTGATAAGGTTGTGGCGCCAGTGAATGCGAAAGAGGCAGAGTATATACCGGTAGAAACATAGCCGCCCGTGACCTCCGTATCTTCGCCTGCTGCTACGTCGCCGCCTGCGCTCAACAGTAGCTTAGATCCAGAAGGCACATTATTTGTGGCCGAGCCGGAATACAAACTCACCAGAATAGAGCCGGTACCAATATCTGGAATGTTCCTCAGTTGGCCCCTTACATAGTTATAATAATAAATGGTATTTAAATTATCGTCAGCCGGGGCTAGCGAACTACTATAATAGAAACTTCCTCTGTCGTCTTTTTTAGAAGAGTCCCAGCGAGCCTCAATAACCGGTTTCTTGAAAAAGAATTGACTACCTCTCGCAAAGAATTTCTTTGTGTAATAGGACTCAGTGCCGTCCTCCAAACTAGAAGACAACCTGACCATCAACCCATAATTCGACTTACTTCCCAGCACGTTGCCCGAACTATTAACCCACTGCTCCACTAAGGGCGTGATATCTAATTCTAAATCTTCGAATCCGGTGGAAAAGGAAGCGGTGAAAGAAGAAGAAGAGTCAGTATACCAATCGCCGCCTTCGGCGCTCCATTCATATGGTGTGGCTGCGGACGAACTTCTTTCAGCATTAATCCAGTTGGAAGCATCTCTATCGGAATAATCTTCCATGTCCAAGCCAACGCCCTCGTTCCAAGATCGGGTAATTGCGGAAATAACTAAATCAAAATCTTCAGGAGTCGTTGAGACATGTCTGGCGTTAAACATTCTTAAATAAAACGAAACACTTCCAGAAGCGGGAATATCATCTTGAGTTCTATCATAAGAGATATAGCCCGCACTTGTGCCGGTTGCTGGAAATTTTATTAATACGCGAGACAACTCTGAAGACGAACTAGACTCTTGCGCATAAATGGAGAAAATTTCAAGTACGTCAGCTTCTCCCATATTCGAGCCGGTGGCACGAATTGTTAAATTTTGTTTATAGGCATTCGTTATAGTATTATCTGCGTCTGCTGTGTATCTCTTAATAGCCATTATCTAATTGTCCCTGTAATGTCTTTAAAGAAATCTTTGATCTCAAATATCATATCCGATGAAGGAGTTACCATTCGACCGTCTGCAGATGTTGCGCGCAAAGCATCAAATCCATTATCTGAATAATTGGTACCTGATTTTACTACTACTTTTACTGAAACGGTGTCCGTTATTAATGTGGTTCCGTTGAGGATCCTATAAATGTCTGTTATCATTATGGGTTCCCCTATATCAAACTGATTAACATAATAGAGACGCAACGAGTTTGTGGCTGCCGTTAGGGCATCATTCTTATTAACCCCTGAAGCCGCCACTGCTACAAAATCAATTCCAATATTAACTATCTTTGCATCTAGAATATCAACAGTATCGTTTATCATTTTATACTGTTCTACCCAAGTCTTTAAATTTGTTTTTAAAACTGAGTTGGAAGCAACCAAATCTCCGCTGGTGTCTTCTGAAACGACATATATATTTAAGTTTCTTTGATTAAACGAATCTCGATCCTGAATTAGTGTGGCCCTCTTCACGGAGCCAAATTTGGCCGGCATTCTATAAATCATACTAATATAGTCCTGCCTTGTGACTGCTCTATTCTGTGTAGCGAAGGAGGAATAGGCCCTTTGTTTGAGTTCATCAGAAGTCGGAAGACTAACATCACCAACAATCGCGTCTTCGTTAATAACCTCTAGACTATTGATAACAAAATTCTTTTTTGCAGTTGTTAGCGTCTCTGGACTGTCGAAATTTACAACGGCATTAAAAACGTTAACAAGAGTGCGAGCCGCAGCGTTGGCATTTGCGCTTGTATTTACTCTAAAAACTACCGTCAAAGTTGTGTTAGAGGGGGTAACTCCCAGTTTGTTGGTCTGCCCCAAGACAGAGGGGTCAAAGGATGTATCTGTAGAGTAATCCTTTCCATGTAGATCCAATATTACGTTACTTGGCTGCTCAAGTCTAACTGGAGACTCTTCGGATCCATAACCGAATTGAAGATAAGTGCCGCTCTGATCTCTCTCGACTACAAATCTTCGTTGAACGCTAATCGCTTTTAAGATGTTTGGAACAGTGGCGCGGTTGGCGCCATTATTGGCCACGGGGACATGTATTATATTCTGAGAGAGATAATCGACTTCATAATAAACATTCCCGTTATCGTCAGTTATCGAAACGATTTCACTGATATTTTGGCCAGGTACCTTAACTCTGAGGAACTTTTCAAATGCTCCGATGGTAATTTGCTTTACCATTAATTCTCCGGACATAACAGTTCCAGCGGCGCGGACTGCATATGCCGTGGGGGCTCCAGATGTAGCGTCCACTTGTGCCACCACTATTTCATTATCAGCTTTAGAAAAATCAACGTCTTCTATTAAGGTATACATTGAGTTAGCCAATGAAGTGAATTTAGAGCCTTTTCTTAATATAGGCATGTAATTTGTATCAGGGGCGATTGTGTTTGACTCAATCGGTATTAAAGCGAACATATGCAGTGTACCAAAAGAAGAGGCATTTGGTTGATATTTATATCCAAGTTGATTCGATAGCTTAACGATATTATCGTATTCTATGGCTGTCGATAGGAAAGATTCGTTCGCTTGATAATCTACATAAAAAGATAAAATATCTCCCACGTAAGCCACGGAGTCCATCACTAAGGAACCAAAGGACGGCTCTGTAAAATCCCTATAAGTGTCTGGATAGTATCTTTTTGCGTACTCCACGAGATCATCTTTAATGGAATTGAAATCGCGGCTTGTGTAATTTATCGATGGAGTTTTTTTCGGCATTCTGCTTGACCCTTCTATAAATAATTAGTTAGAAATGCATTTCTAGTTCTTGATTAAAGAAGTTTAAAGACGGTATAACATATTCTATTTTAACCAACAAAGTGTGTGCGTCGGTATCTATGGCTATTTCTGACTTAGGAGCGTTAGCAATAATTATCTCAGTAAGCTTTATAGCTGGTATATATCTTTGAACTTGTGTAGAAATCTTATTTCTTATTTTATCGGCAGGTGCATTTTCAAAAAGAAAATTTCTTAGCCCGACTCCAAACTCCGGATTCATCATTCTTTCGCCTGGTGCGGTCAAGACCAACATTTTTAGATTTTGCTGAAGAGTTTCCGTTATTTTCTTTGTCAAGGCATAGAAGCCATCTACCGAATCAACCCGTAATGGTAACTTTGGTGATATTCCAATCATACTAAGAATAATTAGAATCTTTACCCAAAATAAGCTTTTTTATCTACGAGGGCTTTATGAGAAATGCCGGCTTGGCTGGTTCTTCTGAGCTTTCCTGTTTTACTTCGCCTTCGCACTCATCTCCCTGATTGACCAGTTGTGTGCCCTCTAGGCCAGATCCGTCATCATTTAATTCCAAAGGCTGACCACCTACAGTACCGTCGGGATAATCGATTTCCACGTCTTTAAGAATTTTTGCAATAACTCCTATAGCAGCGGCAGGGCCCGGACGAAACCACGGGGTGCGCCAAGTAGGATCAAGTATATTCGCTGCGCAGCCGACGCCCATTTTAATCACGCTGAGTAGTAGCGGTGGCCAATCTATACCAGTATCGACTCCCGCATAGTCTTGAGTATCGTACTGATAGTCTTTATCGATTGCGGCAAACTGCATATTGAGGGCATCCAGCGCATCCTTAGTGGTGGAATCAAATAAGCTATCTATCTCTGGATACATCGACTCCATAGCAATTCTATGATATAACGAAACCATCAAGACCAACTCTTTGATGGGAATAATCTTTTTAAACAGATCCTGATAGTCTGTTTGAATCCGTTCAACCAGCTTTTTCAATAATCGATATCGACGCTCTCCTTCATTAAGCTGGCCAGTCGTCAACATGCTAGGTATAACCAAAGCAAAAAGTTCTCGCACTGAAGGTAGTGTATTTTGAATCATCTCCTCACTAACATCAATCAGCGGGAAGACTAGGTG